CAAAGAGGGCCTGTCACCTACGATGACTGTGTTTGATGAGCTGCACGCTCAGAAGAACCGTGACCTGTACGACACCTTTTCACTTGCTATGGGTGCGCGTGGAAAGCTCTCAACCCTCATTGCGATCAGTACTGCCGGTGTGAAGATGGACTCCACAGGGCGTGACAGTATCTGCTACAGCCTCTACCAGTATGGGCAGAAGGTTGCCCGTGGTGAAGTGGAGGATCCCACATTCTTCATGGCAGCGTGGGAAGCACCTGAGGACTCTGACCACCGCAACCCTGACACATGGCGTTTAGCTAACCCTGGGTTCAATGACATCAATACACAGAGCGACTTTGAGAGCGCGGTGAGGCGTACACCTGAGGCTGAGTTTCGTACAAAACGCTGCAATCAGTGGGTGTCCTCGCAAACCTCATGGCTTCCTTCTGGTGCGTGGGAGGCGTGTGAGGAACCGTTTGAGGTGTCACCTGATGATGAGATTGTGCTGGGGTTTGACGGATCGTTCTCAGGGGATGCTTCAGTCATTGTGGGTGCTGTGATTCCGCAAGAGGATGAGCCTGTCAAAGTGTTCCTGGTGAAGGCGTGGGAGAAGGATCTCAACATTCATGATGATGATTGGCGTGTGGACATCGCTGAGGTGGAGCAGACAGTTCTGGATTTCTGCCAGTCTCACCCTAAGGTGCGTGAGGTGGCGTGTGACCCTTTCCGATGGCAACGCTCCATGCAAGCCCTGGAAGAGAAGGGTGTCCCTATCGTGGAATGGCCCTCAACCTCTGCTAGGCGTATGGTCCCAGCGTGTGCGAAAGTGTTTGACGCGGTAACAGAGCACCGGCTCATCCATGACGGCAACCCCATCCTGGCACGACACTTAGGAAACGCGGTAACAAAGATTGACAACCTTGGACCACGCATTGTGAAAGACTCTAGGAACAGCCCTAGGAAGATTGACGCGGCAGTTGCGATGGTGCTTGCCGTAGACCGTGCACTGACAGGCGCTAAACTAGAACCTGTGCCTGAGTTCTTTGGATAGGTGATGATTAGTTCAACTTTGCAAATTATTGGCGCTGTGACGGTTGTTGCAGGCGTGATGCTTATCTCTTTCCCTGTGGGGCTTGTGGTGGGTGGCGCTGTTCTAGTTTTACTCGGATTAGCTTTGGGGCGATAAGTGGTATTCAACAGACTTTGGGAAGATAGGGCGATCAGTTTTCAATCAATTTGGGAAACTGGTGATGATTTTTCTTTAGGCAATCAGTCAGGCACTCATATTGATGAGGCAAACGCGCTCACCATTGCAGCGGTTCATTCTGCCGTGTCTTTGATTGCTGACACTGTGAGCACTCTGCCGGTGGATTGCTTTATTCGTTCTGATGGGAACCGTAGACCCTTCCGTCCGAAGCCTTCATGGGTGTCACAACCTGATGTGAACTTCAATGGGCACGCAGTGTTCTATAACAGTCTGCTTGTGTCGTTGCTGGTGGATGGTAACGCTTTTGTGCGTGTTTTCAGCAACTCGAAGGGCGATGTTGTGAACTTGGTTGTGTTGAACCCCAACACAGTGGAAATCACACGCAACGCTAAGGGCTTGCTGGTTTTCACGGTGCAGGGTGAGGATAGGCCTCTGACTTCTGAGCAGATCCTTTACATTCCTGATTTGTTGCGCCCTGGTACGGTTCGCGGTGTTTCGAGGGTTCACGCGCTGAAAGAAAACCTGGGGTTGTCTAAGGCGCTGGAGCTTTACGCCGCTACCTTCTTTGGGCAGGGAACAACTTTGCAGGGTGTTATTGAGTACCCTGGTGCGCTCACTGGTGAGCAAGCTGATTCGTTGCGTAATGGTTTCGATAACGCTCACAAGGGGTGGCGTAAGTCAGGGCGTACAGGTGTTCTCAGCGGTGGTGCGACCTTCAAAGCAACACAGGCAGACCCTGAGAAGTCCCAGGCACTTGAGGCTCGCAGAATGGCTGTGGAGGATATTGCACGGATTTGGCGTATCCCTTCCCACATGCTGAACCTGCCTGGAACTAACACTTATTCCTCGGTTGAGCAGAACATGCTGGGTTTTGTGACTCACACGTTGCGCCCTTATGTGACGAAGATTGAAGATGCGATGAGTTCGCTAATGTCGCGTTACCCTGGTGGTTCTGAGGCGTTTATCAAGTTCAACATGAATGGTTTGCTCAGGGCTGACATTCAAAGCCGTTTCAGTGCTTACTCGACTGGTTTGCAGTCTGGGTTCCTCGCTATCAATGATGTGCGCCGGTTGGAGGACTTGAGCCCACAGGAGGGCGATGCTGCTAACGCGGTGCGTGTGCCTTTGGCTAACGTGAACCTCACTGAGTCTGGGGTGAAGGCGCAACGTGAAAAAGTACAAATGGTGCGCGATTTGGTGTTTGCAGGGTTCGATCCTGGTGAGGCTATGGCAATGATTGGCCTGCCTCCTGTTGGTCACACTGGTTTGCCTTCTGTGCAGTTGCAGGGTGTGGCGCAGGTGAACCCTGAGGATCCTGATTCTGTGTATAAGGATGAAGTTCAGTAATGCCGATACTCAATCAGCACGTCATTTTGAACACTTCCACCGCCACCCTTATTGCGGGGCGTGACAATATGCCACAGGATGTGATTATTCACGATGCGGAACATTCTGAGTCCACTGTTGTGTTCTTGGGCAACGAGAGTGTGACGGCTGCTAACGGTTTGCATTTACATAGCGCTGAAACTATCCAAATGACTTTGGGGCCAAATGATGAGCTGTGGGCGATTGCCGGTTCTGGAACCCCAACGGTTCACGTTGTTAGGATACAGAAAACAGACTAATGCCTTATTACATTACTGACCAGAACCCTGAGTGTGAGGGTTGGGCTACCGTGAAAGAGGATGGGGAGTTGCTTGCTTGCCATGCCACGAAACAGGATGCTATTGATCAGGGTGTGGCGGTTGCTTTAGCTGAGGACAGCACGTTCGAGGGAGAACTGTCTGAGAGCCGTGAACTGCCAGATAATTACCGACCTGCTACTTCTGAGGATGTTCCAGAGGGGCGTGCTTGTGGAAATTGCATTTTCTTCAATGAGGACAACATCGATTCCGAGGGGCGTGCGTTTTGTGAGCGCTGGGAGGAATATGTTGAGGGTGGTCAGTATTGCAACGCTTGGGAGCCTCGCAACGATGAGGAACAGCGGCAGGTAGATTTGACCCCACCGGCTTACATGCGTGCGAGTGCTCGCAGAGGGCTTGAGTGGCACGCTGAGGGACTTTCTGGCGATGGCCTACTAGATAGGACAGTGCGTGAAGCTAGGGCGTTAGAACAGGGCTCCGTGACAGCAGAAAAATGGGTGCGTTTGCGTGCTTTCCTCGCTCGACACATGGTGGACTTTGATGCTCCTGCTGCTTCCCCCAATCACGAAAGCTTCCCCAGCCCTGGTGTTGTGGCAATCGCTTTGTGGGGCGGGGGGACAACTAAGCGTAGTGCGGAACGCGCATCAGACTACGCCGAGGGTGTCATTGCTAGAATAGAAGCAGAAAATGAAGGCCGAGCTAAGGGGCAAGCATTGAGCAAGATGGAAACCCGCGTTACCGTTACTGATTTTGAGGTGCGTGAGGAACAAGATGGGATGCACTTGACTGGGTATGCAGCCCGATTCAATGAGGCTTCTGAGCCTTTACCATTCAGGGAATATATTGCGCCTGGTGCGTTCAAGCGCTCTCTGCAATCCCGTAACGATGTGAAACTGTTGTGGAATCACGATAGTTCTACCGTGCTGGGATCCACTAGGGCGGGTACTTTGAAGCTCACTGAGGATAACCAGGGTTTGCGCGTGTCGGCTATTCTCCCTGATACTCAGGCTGGGCGTGATGCCAAAGTGCTTATCAATCGTGGCGATGTCACAGGATTTTCCTTCGGTTTCACTGTTCCCCAGGGTGGGGACTCATGGAACGAGGATGGTACGGAGCGCACGTTGAACGCGGTGCGCCTAATGGAGGTTTCTACTGGTGTGGCGTTCCCCGCATACCCCACAACTAACGGCACTGCTTTGGTGCGTGGTTGGGACAAGGTTGCTGAGCGTGCTGAGGTGGATGCTGATGCGCTTGCTGACGCGTTGTTGAAGATTGAGAACGGTGAGGACATTAGCACTGATGATCGCCAACTGATTACAACAGTGCTAGACAAGTTGGCTCCTGCTCAAAAGGTTGAGGAACCTAAGGGTGATTTGGAGATGCTTGCTT